GTTGGTGTGGGAACATGACGGCGGTGTTTTTTATACAAATTTTGGATTGGGGAGGCATGATTACAACTTCGACATGGTGACAAGAAACAGTGACGAACCGATCACTGTTTACTTGGGGCAGGATGAAATCAACACAGAAGATTGCTGGACAAAAGAACTAGCCCAAGCCGCCGCCCAGTCCCACGCAGACGCAGCCCATTGGGGAAATACACCGATTGGAGCCGCGCGATGATTGACACCCTAGCCCTGCAATTCGCGGGCATCACTCCGCAGGCTCACTATTGATTGCCGTTAACCCCATTGCCGCCATTGCGTCAGCGCCTTCCATGCCCAAGATTGCAGTGATGCGGTTGGTAGTTGCCAATGGCGGCACGGTGCTATCCTCGTTTGGCATCCATAGGATCACCAGCGCTTGAGCCTGTCCCGCCTTGGTCATGTCGATAATCTGGTCAACGTCCCATGCGGGGCGCTGTAGCGGGCTTGTGGATGTGCTGACGAAGCTATCCCCCACAGGCAGACTTGCGAGGGCGTAGAGGTTGCCCTGTGCGTCCTGCCATGACGGGTTGCGGTAGGTCAGGCCATCAGCCTCAGAGTAACCCAAGACCATGGCGTAGTGGTTCGCAATGTCGATGTGTGCTTGCGGCACTGCTATTGTCAGTCTCATTTACTTCTCCACGATCAGACCGCCAGAGGCACTGATGGCCTTACTGACAGAGGTTGTTGTATTGCCTACCCGACGAAGCCCCTCGAAGATGCTACGACCTGCGCTGGTCCCCACATGGAGAAGGTCAGTATCAGGGTCGTGAGCCAAGGCTGTCACCGCGTCAGATGCCCCGTAGAGTGTGGCTTGGGCATTGTCTTGGAACAGGAACTTCTCGTCGTTGTAGATTTTGGCGATCTGTTCGGCGGTGGGTGCGGTGGCTGAGATGCGCCATAGGGCTAGGGAGCCGTTGTCAAACCACCCAGCTATTGACCCATTGTATTTCAATGCGCCCACCAAGAGGGTGGCATCCGTATTGGTATAGTCACCATTGTCTGCGGCAGAGTTAGACAAGACGGCATTTAGGAACGTTTTCGCAACTCCGACCTGACGGACATAGGTTACAAAAGCCCAAGAACCGAAGGCGGGGATACCAAACACAAGGTTGTTCGTCCCGTTCAACCCAATCATTTTTAGGTTGCCAGTCGCTTCTGTGCGGATGCCGAAGTTTGGACCACCGTAGCCAGAACCCGCGTCTTGCCTATGAATGATTTCCTCCGCAGAGGCGCTGTTTAGCTTCACCCACCCCATCACGCAGAAGTCACCAGTCCCGAAGTCGAGACCACTGTTATACGGCTGCTCAAGGTAGTTGCTGGAAGAGAACCCACTGTAGGCCACCAGATCAGCGCCCGTTGCCACGGGGGTGCGGGTCACAGTGCCAAACACCTGTAAGCCATTGCCGTTCACGCTGCGGTCTTTGTCTGCGAGGCGGACGGAGACGTTGTCGACCGAAACAACGTCATCAACGGAGTATATCCAAATCTGACTATTTGTCTCGGTCGCAACAAATGTTGCCGTGTAAACTTTTGAAGTGTTTGGCGAAAGAGTTGTTGTTACTAGGTTACTTGTTCCAGCCGCATTCCGAATGCCAAGAGAACTATTTGAAATAGTCAAATCGCCAGTTGTGTCAATGGTTGCAGAAATAACGTAAGTTTTACCGACAACAAGCGACAGAGTTTGAGACAAAGCGCCACCACCAGCAGCTTGTGAGTGCGCAGCAACGCCGCCGCTAATCGTCCAGCCAGTGCCTTTAGTCCAATCCGTATCAGTATCAAACGCACCATTCGTCACCAACTCACCAGCACCAACCAGATCGGTGTCATCGGTATCGGACAGGAAGGCACCCTTGATGTCGCCGTTCATCCAGCCTGTGTTGTAGGTGGAGGTAGTGTAGGCGACCATGCCTTTTGATGGTGCTGAGACATTCTCCGCAAGGTGCGTAAGCCCGCCATCTGTAGAACTGGTGTTGCCGATAGCAATGTCATCAATCACACGGCTGACAGCAGTGACATTTCCAAGATAGTAGAGAGTATCCCCGCCTGCGATACCAACTTTCGGGAAATACAGACGCAGATCATTAGCTGAACTAGATGCCCCATCCCCTTCAACAATATCAGTCATTGGAATAGCATACTTACGAGCGGCATATTGGTAGGAAGTTTTGCCTAACCCGTTTACAAACGTGAGGTTATTGTCTGCGTCAAAAGCGATGCTGTTGATGATGTTCTTTGCTGAATAAGTAATATCAACAACCGTCCCATTATCCTTAATCACGCTCACGCCACCAGCAGTCGCCACTGCAATCGTAGGCACAGGAAGCCCAGTCGCAGGGTCAATCGGGGCGTCGGGCAGCAAGGTCATGGCTACGTCGTTGACAAGACCGCTAACGAGCGCAACGGCGAACCTCGAAGGAAGATCAACAGATTTTGTACCGCTTGAGGCGTTTAAGCCAAACCCGCCCGTTGCCGCCGAGTAGTTGTATCGAAAAACCTTATCACCGACAAAATCAATGCCACCAAGCCCGTTTGCACCATCATTGCCCGTGCCGCTGTTAATACCAAAATAAACAATCCCGTTGATCGCAGAAATGCTTGTAGCATTACGGCCTCCAGCTCTCCACCAATCTAACCCATTCGTGGGCGCTGATGCCGGTGTCCAAACAGCCCACATCGGCAGGGTAGGGTCATCACCATCATAGATCGTGACCTTGTTCGTTTCAGCCACAATCACAGCCACGGCGGGGAACTCACGACGAGCGCCACGGGTCGCCGTGTTGAGCGTCTCGTTATACCAAGAGGTAGCCTGAGCCAATGCCCCAGTGCGCCATGCACCACCATCACTATCCTTAGAAGTGTCATAGACAAACACGTCCACTGCGTTAATAGCAATCAAGGTCAGGCGGTCAATCTCGGCACCATAACTCACACCTTCAACCTTAGACGCAAGGTAGCGGATCAGGTTTACCTTTTCTATAAATGTCAAAGCCCTATCAATAGCGACAAAGCCTGCAATCTCTTGAGTAGGCAAGGTGTAAGAACCACTGATAGTTTGATCCTCAAGGAAATGCACCCCAGACCGAGTGACGTAAGCAACCGTAGCCTCGGTTCCCATATCTGGAAGTGTAACCGTCAGAGCGTCGTCAACAAGGTCGTGCTGAATGAATGTACCGTCAGCGTCCACAATGTAGCTAGGCCGTGCAGCCGCCGTGGGTTGCGTGGCGTGGTTGCCTCGCCCTGACTTATCCAGCATCAGCGCAACAGTCTGCCCCGCCGAGGTCACAGGCGTAGTGCCTGCAACGTCTTGGAATAGCGTGGTCAGGTCAGATGGATCTGACCAAACGCCGGGTTCACCGCCCGCAAATAGCAATGCAGGGGAAAAGCTGCCACCTAGCATAGCGCCAAGCCTATTGAACCGAAGCGCGGTGAATGCCTTTTTACGCATCGGCATGACTCACAGATACGGCAATATCAGCAAACGACAGCGCCCAAAGCCGGTTGGCGCCTGTAACGCCGGGCCAAAGCTGTGCAAGGGTCAAGTCAGCGGCCAGGGTTTCCTCGCCGTTAAGCATGATGGACCCAGCCGTGACGGAGTTGCTCGGGGGCGTAGTGCCGTTTGTGGCCTGCAACCGAATGGTGTGTTTTTCTTGGTTCTGAACGCGCACCGCTACAGCATTTGCATTGGTTAGCTGCGTCCACACGTTTCCGACCAGAGATACGTTTGCATTTTGAGCCATTTTATTCTCCTTTGAGATTTCATCAATTTCTACTGGCCGAACGGCCGAGATTTGTCGCCCTATGCGAAGCGTACCAACATGACATTGAGGGTATGGGATGCGCCGGTGATGGATGCGGCAGATGCGTTAACCGCATAGATTGTCACCTCGTCAGGGGCGGTTACAACGCCGCGGAGGATCAGGCCGGCAGGAAGTGTGGATGGTCCGTTGACTGTCACGATGTCGCCAACGATAGCGCCTGTTAGGCTCATCGTAACCGTCCCTTCCGCCCCAGATGCGACGGTAGGTATTGCAACGGCCGCAGAGCCGCTAAGCATTTTTGTAACTTCGCCGCCCAGGATCAGGCTTCCGCTTACGGTCAGGTCGTCAATGGAACCCGCTGGTGCGTTAAGGGCTCCTGTTGCGTTAAGCGTTCCGACTGCAAACGTGCCGGTCGTGCGAACAAGCCCGCCAAGAAAATTTGCGCGCGTAGCATGCCTGCTTTTCTGCGTTGCCGCGCCAACATCATAAAGGATGATAAGGTCGTCATCCGTAATGTCGGGGGCCAATACTTCTGGTAGGTCTGGGATCTCGGTCATGGTGGGCTCCTTTGGGATTGGAAGTTGCCCCCACGATGGATAAACGACAATGCACCGCGCACTCGTCGTCTACTCGTCAGGCGCCCAACACCAGCCACACGACCCCCGCCCAAACAATCAGGCCTGGTATCATCGCTGCGAATAAGTAGACGATTACCATGCTAGTGATTCCAGCCGCAGATGCGCGCGCCGGTGTCGTTGTTGTCGTTGATCTGCCGCGCCAACTCGCCGCTAATTACCTCAATGTCGTGTGACGTTGGCCGAATAGGTGACGCCCAGCAATCGCTAGTCTGGCTCACGCACCCACTTACGAACGGCATCACGCACAGCACCATCAGAAAGTTTCGCATTTTCATCTCGCACGTCCTTTGCGGTTATCAGGGCATCCAGTCTTTTCTCGATGATCTTGCTTTTCGCCGCTACGTTGCCAGATCGCCGCCCAGCAAGCCACGACACCCCAGCGGCAAAGATAGCGGCCAGAGCGGCCCATACGGGCGTTGGAATGGCGTTTATGAGTAGGGCAATCATGTTGCGCCCCCGTTACGCTTGGCCAAGGCATACGCGCCCTCTACAGCCGCCCCAAGGGCCAGCGAAAGCACCAGCACCGCGTCACCATCCAAGGCCAGCGCCTCGCCAACCTCCGACCCCGCTAGGTAGCCGATGCCGTACCGCAATACGATCCGCGCCAATGGTCCGAAATTCATGCCTTGCCCTTTCTTTCGTCAATGTCTGTGTAAGACCAAAATGACCAATCCGGCCCATCCAAAAAACCCTTTTTCTGGACCATTTGGCGCGAAACATGGCGAAGCCATGCCCACTTTCCATAGAATAACTTGACGGGTTTCCAAGCGAACCACGCATGAGATGGGCCTATCTTTGAACCAAAACTATATTCTGGATGATTCATGCCTTACCCTTTCCAATGAATGCCGCGATTGCGGAGAATAATGCTGTGATTGCCGACCACCACCCGCTACCGGCCTCTTGGTCAACCGCCGAGGGTTCGCGCCCCGCTGCGTCAACGAGCGGCAAGTCGATCGGGATTTGCTTGACCGGCTCTTGGTATGGCGTCCAAGGCGTGTCGCGGATATTCGACCACTTCGCGTAGGCCGCAGCCAGCTTTGTGTGGTAGCCGTTCTTGGCGTACTGTGGGCCATTGTAGCCGCGCGCAAAGCCCTCCCAGTCTTTAGCACGCAGTTCATCATCCAGCTTTGCCGACTTGATGAAGCTGACCATCGCTTGAAGGTGGTTTTCCTCGTCCTCTAGGAAGTCTGCAACCATTGCCTTTGCGCTCTCGTATCCAGCAAGGCTGTGATTGAAGCCCATGATCTGACCCAACCCCCAAGACGCAGACATCAAGGCAGGATCGACACCGTATGCCATTGCTCGGATCAGGCGCGGGTAGCTGTCACTTGGATAGTTGCGCCTCCACTTTGGATAGGCCAGACCCTCTTTCGCCGCTTTGTCGCGCAATGGGCCGGGGCCAAGTTCACGCCAGAAAATGTGCGGCTCGAACAGCATGGCCGGTCGCCCCTGACTGTCAAAGCCAGAATTTCGCGCTTCAACGTCCATGACCGCATGAACCTCATCCTCGCCCACGCCGATCATCGCCCCGAGGCGGGGGATATCCACGTCATCAAGTCGCCTTGCCTTGCCCTTGAAAATCATCGCTTGCCCCTCACATGCTCGGCATAAATGTTGTTTTGCACCTGTAAAATCTCGCGCAGGTTGGTGTTGGTCTGATCGTGCTTGGATGCAAGCGTATCAACCTTGCCACCCAGACCCACGAACAACCCGTTGTTGTGGCGGAATTGCTCAACCATCGCCAGCATGGCCGCTGTGTTTGCATCCATTGCTCCACGCATCTTGTCGTCGGGCTCTCCGGCCTTGCCAGACTTATAGCCCTTGCGGATTTCCAGAGCCCCAAAAGCAGCAATCAAAGTCGCAATAGCGGTGATAATTACGCTCACCGGCTCATTCGTAAATTCCAGCACAAGCGGCTCCTATCTTTTTGGCTGCATCAAACAGCGCTGCCCGTAATGCCTGCACGGATGCGATGGTGAAAGCGCCGTAAAGAAAGACCGCAGTTGAACTAGGGTTCACCAAAGCAAATCCCCACACCCACGCCCCATATATGACCGCCATAGAGAAGGCCGTGAATGATCTAGCAAAAGGTGTCCACCAGCGCAGCCCGTTTAGAATTACAGAGACAACATGCGCAACTCCAATCGCCATAAACAAAAGCCCCCAAAACAACTCGCGCTGCATTTCGAGCAATTCAAAATATCCGACCGATCCCATAGAAGTTGAAGGCAACGCAATCCAAACGCCAAGCAATGCGGTGAAGCCGCCCAACCATGCCTCCATAGGGCGCTTGCGTGTGTGCCTGACAATCATTTATCAATTCCCGGCAAATCATTGCGCGCTAAGGTCTTTCGGGTTTCGCCCGCAGCGGTTATTGCGCGCTGCCGATCAGCCATGAAAGCCTTTCTGCAATGATCCGGCTGCCAGAAAAATAGGGCGTTTATCCACCTTTCAAGCGGGCGGCTCTCGCGGTGCGCTCTGCCGCTAATGCTTTCATTTGCCGTGGTTTGCGTGTGGTCCCAGAAAGGCCAAGCCACGTTCCCAAGCTGCGAAACGGCGTCTAGTATTTTGAATATGCGCGGGGTTGGGTCAAACATCATGCCTCAATCACCATTGCAACGCGGAACATTTCGTCCGTTTGCTCGTCCGTGAAGTTCAACAGGTAGGCAAAAAACGCAATGTTCTGCGAATTGCGCACCCATGTTTGCGCGCTGTCAATGATGACCTTTTGCGCCCATGTGGCCTGCGTATCCCGCCAAGCCAAGATGATATTCCAATACGTTTCGCCCAAGGCAATCTGCCCCTGCATTGGAGTGCAGGACATTCCGGCGCGTTCGGCGGCAAGGATAGCTGCGATTTCCTCTGGTGTCGGTGCAGGGTCTTGAATGGGTGCGAAAGGTAAAGGGCCAGCGGCCACCGCAGCTTCATACTCTGGGCCGCTATCAATATACCTGACACGCCTCTCCACAAAAGTTACCACACCGATTTGTTCTGGGTTTGCCCATTGATAAACCATATTAAGCCTCGCTCCCCAATAGTGTTGGCAAGACAACAATTAAACTGTCGCTTGCAGTGACTGAAATTTCCGATAGTACTGATGCGTTTGTAACAGCACTGTGCCTCCACTCGAATACATCGTTCACAGCAACACTAACATCGACTGTACGCGGAACGTCGGTTGTGGTGGTATTCGTCCACGGACCAGCGGCTATTGATCCATTTTTATAGAACCATAATGTCGCGGTTCCTGATGCGCTCATTCGGTGAGAACATTTGAAGCGCATTGTCCCAGAGAACCGCCCGTTGGTGTAAGTGTATCCAGCAGCTACGCTAGGGGGGTAATTACTGAGGGTGCCGGAAACAGGAGACAATCCTTCGGAAGCCGTATAGGTATCTGCTGCCGAAACTGTCACGGCAGATACATCTATAGCAAGACCATAAACACGCGGTTGACCAGCACCACCAGCAGCAAAGTCTGCCAGTTCAGTTGCTGAAAGTGCAAGGTCAGCCAGTGCGCCCTGTGCCGCCGTGGCGTAGTTAGTTGATGGTGTGGTCGCCGCAGTACCAAGACCGAGATTGGCGCGCGCGGCCACCACGTTGAGCAAATCGCTAAGGTTATTCCCTTTTGCCAGTGCTGTTTCCGATGCGGTATAGGAAATCCACGGCGTTATGCCGTCGTAAATCCGCATTTCAGACACGGAGGTATTGAAATAAAGCATACCTATAACCAGTGGGCCGCCTTCATTATCCAGCGTAGGTTCCGCTGCTTTCGCACCTAGATACGCATAGGAGAAGCTATCAAGCACCCCCTGCACCTGGTCAGCCGCAGCGGCCGCACTTACCGCCGCGCCAACCGCAATTAACGCATCTGCATTGGCGCTATCCGCCGCAGCTTGAGCATTTTCGACCTCATCGACAGTTGGGCCGGCCTCAATACTATCAGCCGTGAAGACAACCACCCTACCAGCAACAGGCACAAACGCGCCCAAAGGGGAAAGTGATCTTGCGGTGCGGCCGACCTTCATTGAAATTTCTGAAACACTTGACCAAAGCCGTGCAAGTTCTGCATTCAGCTTGCGCGCCATGCCGGGATCGCTGCTAAGATAATCCGCGTCACGACCCGGTACTAGCGCACCGTCGATCTGGATTTCGTCACTTGCATCAAGTGCTGCGTCAAATGTAATAGTTGCGTTGTCATCATAACCAATTGAAAGATCAGTGGTTATTGAGAAGTTTGTTGCCCTGATGCCATTTACATGAACATCAAGGGCGTCATCGTCAAATAGACGAAATCCGACAAGGAATGGCCCAGACCCCGCAGATGCAAGGGTATAGGAGCTCGTACGGGGGGTTTTTGCTACTGTTGCCATGACGGGAAGATGCTAAATCCGCCCGTCATGGCATATGCACTAGCCGCCTAAAGCATTGGCCAGATTGGGCCCGCGCGCTGGCATTGCCTGCCCTGGAAGCCAGAAGTCACCTCCGCCGACAAGGTTACTGCGCTTTTTTGCCGCCGTGGCGAGGCTGTTTGCTGCCTCGGGATCAAGCATCATTGATAGCCTATCCCAGAACAACCGATCAATTGCAGGGCCAACAATAGGCGTCTGCCCCATCGGGGTGTACCGCTTGCCGAACCGGCCAAGATCCTTTGCGAAGCCAACATTCACGTCCTCGCCTGTGGCCGCTTGATATGCCGCTGTCATGGCATTGCCGATGGTGAGCCCGTAAACGTCCGTCATCATTTGCGGCACGGGGCCAGCCAAGTATCCGGCAAAGCCGCCGCCCCATGATGCCTGACCGGTCGTGACAATATCCCCCACGATACCGAAGCCGCCGCCCTTTACGGCTGCGCGCGCCATGAAGAGCGGGTTTGTCATGTCCTGCGGATCACGGCCCATCATCAGTTCGTTTGCTTGGATTGAAATCGCGCCAAGGACCGTGGCACCGGCCGCAAGATCAAGGCCGTACATTACCCTGTCGCCCAATGTCGGCCGCGCCATGATCTGCCGATATTGGTTGATCGAGAACGTCATGGTGAACGATTTGAAGGCCGTTGCCGACTTGAGAAATTCGTACCCGATGGAACCTGGCGGCAAGTTGTGCGCAGATGGATCTACGAACGCCTTGGCCAGAAGGCTTTGCGTAGGAACCGCCAACTCCATCACTTCCTCAATCGCGCCCTGCATTTTGGCGTACAGGTCATCAGCCTTGTCGGCCGGCATATCCGTTACTTGGCGCCAGTATGTCGGAAGCGCGAAGGTCGCGCCGTTGTCCGCACGGAACAGATTTTCAACCTTCCTGAAATTGTTCCAATCCGCGTCCGATATGTTCCATTTCTTGAATTGCATTTGCAGCGCGGGCTCAAGATTGCTCAAGGGCCGGTCAATCTGCGCCGCCATGAAGCCGCCAAATTCCTGATAGAAGGTTGCGCGCGCCCGATCTGTCCAGAAGGAAAGCCCCTGCAATCGCATAGAGGCCTGCGTGACGCGCTCGACCCATTCCGATGAGGCAAACTCTTGTTGGAACCGCGCAACCGCTGTCCCGGCGTCAGCCATAGTGTCAGCAACCCACCCCGCGCGCAGAAGTTCATCGGAGCTCAAGCCCTGCAATACCCCCACCTGTTTTGCTAAGACGTTGCCGGGGTTCATGCCCATTGTCTTTGCCGCCATCCGCATCGAGTTCATATCCGATAGGGAGGCGATGATTGCGCGGTCAAGGAAGGCCGAGGTCATCAGCCCCCGCGCGTTAGAGAAGAAACGAGCAACCCATTGCTGTGAGGCGTCTTGTGGGACGCTGCCGCCACTCATCACGTTCATCATACGAAGGGCTGTGTTGCTGTCGCGCTCTACGGCGGTGAGAAGCTTCTGGTCGCCTGTCGCCTTGGCCTTTGCGCGCCACAGGTCTGCCTCATATTCAGCGCCAAGCTTGGGGTTAGGCCCAAACTCTCGCATCAGGGTGATGTCCCGCGCCATCCGGTGAACGTGGCCCATCAGAGATTGGTGGATGCCGCCCGTGCCAAACCCCGAGTTGTAATCCATCCAGTCTTTGCCGGATTTGAAGTGAAGGTGCCGGCTGTCCGAGTGCTTGCGGTAGGTCGCAACGCCCTTGGGCCGACCATATACCGGATTATCGGCGTCACGATTGAAAACGATGTTGTCATAGGCCTCTTTCAAATACCGCTCACGGAATGCCAAAGGAACCTCGCCGGTCCTTGGGTCCATCTGAATTGGCTTGCCGGTCAGGGGGTCATTAATCCGCGCCCAATCCAGACGCCCATCAATTTCCTTGAACCATCCATCAAAACCAGATCGCATCAAGGCCAGTCGATCGTGGACGTGGGGCAAACCCCAATTGTCCATCTTGGAAATGTGGCCGCCAGCCTCGTTGAACATGAGGCGCAGATCTTCAAGCGCCTCATGGATACCCGCAGCTAGGCCGCGCGCTTCCGCATTGCCCGTGCTTACCCCATGCAGTTCATCCGCAATGTGGGCTTGCTGTGCCGGATTTGTCATCTGGCCCGAAATTTTGCGATGGTTCTTTTTGAGATATGCGCCAAGCTTGCCGTTGAACCGCCGCACCAAGCCGCGGTGCTTATAGTCCATCTTCTCATGGCGGTTAATCATATCAGGCACCGCAGCTTCCTTGACGTGAGCCTGCGCCTTGCGCTGGAATGCCATTGTGGACAGATAGGAATGTCGCTTTTCGCCTGCTTCACGCCGGAAAGCCTCTTTCACGTCATCGGCGGCAAGAACCTCCGCAACGTGGCGGGGATGACCTGAACTCTCGTATTGGTCTGAACGCTTTTTCCATTCATCCTGGGCCCGCTGCGCACGGTCACGCAGCTTTGCCGCCTCGGCCGGATCTTCCTTGGCCGCGTAATCGTGCCAGCGCTGAATGCAATCGAACAAACTCATGTGGTTTTCCCCTTACCGCAAGCATCAAGCACGGCTTGAAACTCGTCATCCATATCAAATTCATCAAGGATGCTGGACGCAGAACGTGACCCCAAGCCATCATCCATATCCACGTCGAAGTCAGACTTGGCGATCTGATCCTCCACATCGGCGCGCATGGCATCCTGTGCTGTCCGCGCTTGTGGGCCCGAAGGCTCCGAAAACAGGTCGTTGCGCACCTTGTCATCAGGATCGAACAAGCCGCCGATATTGCTATCCGGCGCTGACTGCCGGCCGCCGCCTAGAGGTGCTTGCTGTCGTGCTTCCAGCCGGTCGCGCTGCGTTATGGGCGCAACACCGTCGATTAGGGTTTGCTCACCGGCGCTTGTGACTTCGCTTCTTTGTGGGCCAGGATCATATCCTTCACCCTCTGGGCCGCCGCGTGCTGGCTGGGGCTCTTCGTCCGGTCTGCCAATCCCGCCTCCGCCCTCATCAGGTAATCTTCCAGCCTCGGACTGATCGAGATATCGGAGGTATTCTTCTGGGTCGTATTGTCCATAATCATCCGCCTTGTTTGCAGGTAGGTCCAGATAATCCAGATCGCGCTCAAGAACACGTTCTACCAGATGTTTTGCCTCACCGCCATTTTTTTGAAGTTCCGTGATTATTTCCATCCGCTCATCCGGCGTGAGAAGATCATCCGCCCACTCTTTACGGAAATATGCGTCGAAGTCATCGCGGATACGGTCAAAGCCCCCCGTGAGGTCATCGAAGGCGTAGGCATCCAGATCCACGAAAAAGCCATCATCCGCTGGCCGACCGGCAAGGTAATCATCCGCTGGCCGCGTTGTGGGTGTTTCCAGAGCACGCAGCGCCGCCTCACGCTCATCTATGATCCGTGTGACCTCTGCCCTACTGGCAAGCCAAGACGTGTCTCCACCCGCGTCCCTAGCGATAACGTCTAGGAAACCCTGACGATCGAGATACATGCCATCCTCCGACACGCCGGCCGCCGCCGTGATGCCGGGGAATTTGTCTTCCATTTCCGTGGCTACAAGGTTGTCGAAATCCCCACGCCCTTCTTTGGAAAACAGGCCGGGGGCACTCTTCGATGTGACGCCCATAGCGCGAAGATCTTGCGCCGCCTTGCCCGATGGATTGACCTGCATGCTTTCGCCGCCGCCTGGTAGTGGCTGGCCTGACTTTTCCGCCGCGCGAATTTGAGCCTTTGTGACGCGGTGCCCACGGGTAAGCCAAGAGATAAGAGGCTTGGCCGCGCCGCTATCATAGGCCATAGCGTCAGAAATGGCCGCTGTGGACGCATCTTCGATCTGGCGCACTTCGTCCATGCGGGGATTGAGAAGCACGTCCAGAGGGTCAGCCAGTGGCTCCGGCGCGGCATTTGGGGCAGTCTCTACCGGCTGCGGTGCCCCAGCACGGTCTGGGATGAGGGGTTCGCGCTTAATTGGGTCGCGCTGAACCAGGGGATCAAGCTTTGGCGGCGCATCGGCTTGCACGCGACTTGCCGCCTCAAACGGGTTGGCGCCAGCGACAATCGCATCCTCGGCCGCATCAATGGCCCCAGCGTCAAATACAGGGTCAGCCGTAGGGGGAAGCCTGTTGCGGCCACGCATGTATATGAATGCGCGAGAACCGGCCTCTACCGCGCCGCCAAGGATCGCACCGGCCCCAGCCGCCATAGCAAGCTGTGAAACCACATCGGGGTCTTCGATACCAAGACGTTCAGCCATTTCGTACTGCGCCGGCAGGAATGCCGCTTCCGCCCCCATGTTGAGAGCGGCTTCACGCCCCATTACCCGAAGGATTGATCCGCCGCCGCCGCCCAATATGAATGGAAGGTTCTTTATGTCCGCTGTAATCCCCGCCATGCCGCCCACAAGGTCAGCAGCGCCGCGCCACGCTGGCATCATGTTCAGGATTGCCTCGGCGTCAGCATGTTCGGCTTGAAGCTTTGCGTTGATGGTGCTGTCGATCGCTCCATCCGAAACGTCCAGATCGGCCCACTTATCAGGCTCCGCCGCCGCAGCTTCACGCGCCATTTCCAGCACGCCAGGGATAGCCCGCATGTTCGAGGCGAGAGCATCAGCCCCCTTGCCATCAGTCACATAGACGTTGCGCGCCTTGAGGCCGGTTCGCACCGCGTCATCGCCAAGCCTATCCCAAGCCTTTTCGGCCAATGACCGGCTCACGGTTTGCCGTTCCCGCGCTAGACGGAAGTTAGCGTCGTTTTCCAGAGCGGACTTGTTGAACCCAGCGCCAAGGCCTTCCCACACGCCGCTTGGCTGCACATCGCGGCCCCGCGGCTTCACTTGCGACATATCGCCTTCATCGCGCAGAAAGTACGTCATGGCGCCACCCCAAGATCGCTAATTGAGGCAGGGCCACCCAAGGCCGGCGCATAAGCCCCTTCCCGTGGGTTGGCCTCGATCAGCGCGTGCAGGTCAAACTCGAATGTGCCGCCCGCCGCGTTGCGCGCATCGGTCACGGCGCCGTTGGTGATAACCTCAATTCGGTATTTGCTATCTTTGGTTGGCACGATCCGAATATGCCCGTTCTGCAAAAGCTTTGGGCTCAATGGCTTGCCGCCAAGCATGGGTCCGGGTTCAGCACCCCAATTCTGCGGAAGTTCGGCAATTGGGTCTTGGCCCATAATGGCCGCGCCGATCTGCGCAAAAGCCTGCATTCCAGAGATTTCCCCTTGGCCCGCTGTGAACGCCGATTGAAGCGCAAACTCTGCATCCTCGCCAATCACATCGACCGGAAGCAAGACTGGACTGCCGCCGATGGTCTGCACGCCGCCTTTCAGCTTGCCGCGTTTTGTCTTGGATTGACCAAGCGCAGACTGCACCGCCCCAGCCATGATTGCCTTTTGCTCTTCGGCATCGGTCACGCCGCGCGCTCGGGCGCCATAGATCGAGATTGCAAACTTGCGAAGCTCGCCCTGCATTTCAAATGGAACCGTGGACAGCGCCGCCGATATGTCTGGGGAAATGCCTTCAAGACTTGCCGACGATGATGGTGCCTGCACCAAACCCTCATCCAGCATGGCTTGGCCGCGCATGGCTTCAAACGCGATTGCCTTCTCACCGCCACGCGCCATTAGCTTGCCAGCGTATATTGTGGTTGGGTCATCCGACTTGATTTCGGTGAAGACCCGCTCCGCACCGGGGCCAAAGCCTTCAACGATTGCCGCAGCCATTACCGCGCGCAGTTCAGGCGGGGTTTCCTTGCCGAGAGCGGCCCCAAGAGCCTCCGCCTCTTGATCGCTCAAGTAAACGACTTCTGGGGTATATCCTGCCTCGCTGAATTGCTCCGCCCATTGCCCGCGCGCCTTCATGGCCGCAATCGCGCTTGATGGGTCTTCGGGATTGATATTGGTCAGCGCCGGGGGTTTCCTGTCATCAGGCATGATTTCAGTCGCCCGCTTCACAGGGTCTTCCTCAAGCGCCTTCCTGTTTTCGGCCGCCGCGCTTTCGCCCGCTTTGAGAATGTCCATTTCCCAATCAGCTTGAACCGGCTGGGCTTTCATTTCGGCCAGCGCCGCCGATTGTTCTGATGGGGTCATTGTCAGGAAGGTTGGCAGGTTGTCGCGCAGCGCAACCCGTGATGCCGCCTCGGCCCACTCGTCGGGAAGCAGCGCACGGATTTGCGGATTTTGCAGAATGCTTTCATCTGCCGAAGCTTGGCCGTTCATCGCCGCCTTACCAATTAGGCTTAGGTCAGACTTCCAAGTGGTCGTTTGCTCCTTCTGTCGCCGCACCACTTCCTTTTGCGCCGCATCGCGCGCCTTGATGACTACGTTCTGGGATTGCTCTCTCGTCCATGCCACGCCGGGCAGGCTCTCGCGCGCTGACAAAATTCCAGTGAGCTCTGATTGCGCAGCAAAGATTTCTTCTTCATTTCCGCCGACCATCGCGTTGACCAAATTATCAGACCACCTATCCACCAAGGCCGCGCTTGAGTTGTTGGCACGCTGGCGCGTGTCGCGCTGTCGTTCCTCGACCATGCCCAGATACCGGCGCTGCGCTTCCTTCTGGAAGTTGCCACGAATAGCCGCCTTGAACATATCAGGGGCAGACTTCACGATCCCATCGACATATCCCTTTGCCGCATCATTGAAGCCATCGGGATTGAGCATGAATTGCTCGGACAGCGCCATCATGTCCTGCGCGCCCTTGAGCATGATCTCTGATTGGTAGGCCACGCCCGCCGCCGCGTTGTGCGCTTGCAGGATCTCACCAGACAGGGGGGAATACAGGCGCCCTACCAGTGAGCCATCCGCTTGCCGCAGCATGGTTGGTGGAGGCAGTTGAGGCGCTGCACCGCCATTCATGGATGATACCGTGGTGGACGTGCCGCCCGATGGTGCCGCACCCCCATCTTTGAATTGGAAATGGACGCCATCTTTTAGCGTCTTCCAATCGCCGCCCCATTCAAAGCCCTCATATCCGAGTTCAGCCGCAACCTTTTTTGCTTCATCGGCAAGTGGGCGATAAGCCTCAAAGTCCCAATTTGCTTTCCCGTCTTCTCCGATGATGTGATAGTCCGCAGCGCCGCCATGCAGGTGCTTGCTATTCATCGTTTGCGACTTGCCTTGTGCAACCATTTGGGCCTGCCTGTCGGAAGTACGCAAACCCTCGCTCACACCAATATTGATCCCCGTCCGCTGCGAAGCAAGACTTAGAACCTCGTTAATGCGGGGATCTACGCCATGCAGTTTGTCGCCGCCGCCAGAGCCCTTCCCAATCGCGCCCATCACGTCATTGGCGAGGCCTTGGTTCGGACCGGCCGGCGCATTCATCCGCGACGTTGTGAAGGAACCGGAAGGGTCGCCCATCTGTTGCTTTGCGATCTGACTGCCAAGTTCGGAACCCAGTGCCTCTTGCTCTGCAATGGCCGCTGGCTTGAGCCATTCATAAGCCGCATTCGCCGCTTCTGCCATAAGGCGAAAACCGCCCCCAGCATCGGGAACGGTTTGGCGGAAGTCCGAAAGTGCGCTGGATTTTACAACCCGCTTGATTTCAGCCATTACCCTCGACCTCCCCAATTGTTTTTCGAGCCATAGTCGTAAATGTCAAACAGGCTCGGACCAGCTTTCAAAAGGCCGGAAGTCAAAGACATTCCAGGGCTTATGCCGTTGGCTTTAGCCTTGTACGCAGCGGCGTTTTGCGTTTCGTTGTTGAAGGCCACGCGCCGTTCCGCGCCGCGCACCGAGCGCAGTTCATCAAACATTGACGCTGTGCCTACGCTTGGACGCTGCCCATTGGCAGACAGCGCCGCCCGCACGTTGGATAGTTCTGAATTTAGCCCTTCACGCGCAGCTTGGTCTGTTTGCCGCGCCCGGGTGGTCCCGATGTAGCTGTTGACCTTCGCTTGCTCCTTCGCGCTCTTTGCTTGCTCCATTGCATTGAAGGCGCCGAATACAGGCCCAGCCGCGCTTGCAACAAGGGCCATAGGTGTTACCGCCGCCGCCGCCGTTCCTGCCGCTGCCGCCGCCCCCGCGCCTGCCGCTGCCGTTCCTGCGCCTGCCGCCACTAGTGGTGCCAAAAGTGCCTGCATTAGTATTGTACCTCCTGTGTAATCGCCATTATCTCAAGGATACCCGGCTCATTCTTCGTGATTTCAATTTCTGGATGGTCACGGCTGCCAACAACGCTGAAACGATAGAGTTCAGTCCTGAATGGCGGCGGCACCCCAAGGTCTTCACCCCAGCGATAGCCGCCAACCTCTCTGGTGTGATTGTTGGCGCGAATACTAAAACCACTTGATGAAAGCACAGACACGGACCCACGGATCAGGCGGGCTTTCAGCATGCCTACACGCGGGCTATCAATTACTTCGACCGGCCAAGGCATGAAGGACGATGTGAAGTTGAACCCAGCAAACGTATCTTCGGGCATATCCTCAATATCGGGTACGACACCATCAAGGCCGACAATGCGTGAACCGCCAAACCAGTTGCCGCTGTAGATGCTCACTTCCTCACCAGCCAAAGGCGCAGCGCCGGATGAAACCACCGACAGGCTTTCGCCGTTTACCTCAAGGTCGATCCCGTTCACTGACAAGTTCGATGCAGAAAAGACCGGCACGGCGCAGTCCACCAGCGCCGCATCATCGAACCGCTCAATCAGCCGGCGCGTTACGCCATTGATTTCACGCTCTACAATCGCCCAGTAGCCGCCAAATATCGGGGAAGCAGTCTTGAACAGGCCTTGTGTGTTCCACGGAACAAAGCCAACGCTATCCGCCGCAAAGTCCGAGAACCACGATACCGCCGCGATCGTCCCGTCACTATTGATGACAAACATATATTTTTCAGGCGCTTCCGAGAACAACGAAGGGCCACAAAGCTTGATTGGCCTTTTGATGAGTGGGTCATGGAATGTGGAAATCGTGCGAACCGACCATTTCAGGTAAATGTTCCCGTCCAGCAGGCACGCCGCGATTGCTTCGCCTGACGCCTCAATAAAAACAACGCCATCATCGACCGCAACGGGCCGAACAGGGCTTGATGACCGCTTGTCAAAGAGAGTGGCCTTGAAGTTCTGGGGGGTTAGTATGTTTCCGTCCCTGATGTTGATGTAGTAAAGGCCGCGATCAGAGAAGAGCAGCAAATCCCCAGCGTTCAGGACGTGCATAAAGCGCGGGCTATTGTCGCCGGTCGTCCTGACAATTGCATCATCATCACCGGCCCCAGCCGTGAAGTCGTTCACGCTCCGGCTCGATGACATGCAGATCAGATCAGGAACCAACGGGAAGTCCACCAGCGTCAAACGCCCGCTGGCCGATGCACCTGATCTTGGATAACCGCGCACCGCCGACATTATCGGCTCGTCCCAGATGAAGGATGGAAGCGGGGTAATCTCTGACTTAGACAAAACCTTGGCTGATGCAGACGGGCCAGATATTGTTTCGTCTACATCGGGGCCATCGAAAAACTCTGTGGTGATGACCTCGATGTATGAGCCAACGATGTTGACAATGATACCTTGGAAGTTTGTGTCGATAGCGACAACCGCATCACCCGTTTTGAAACCAACGGTCTTTGAAAGATTAATTCTAAAGCTTGGCGCCAAAATGTCCGTGACGGTCCCGCCTACGAGCGTGGAGGACGTAAACGATGTGATGCTGATTTCACGCTGCGAATAGCGGATCTTTGTGCCAACGTAGTCTGGCGTGAACAAAGGCTTTGAGGAAACAATTGTGATTGCTCCGCTTCGCGCGCTCGGACGAAGTGTGGTGTCCTTAACAAAGGACCAATATGGCTGCGCCAGGTCGCCGCCAGCCGCCAGATCAAACTCAAAGGTGGCGAATGACCAAGTGCCGCTGTCATAGGTTAGTTCATATAGACCAAATGGACCGCCAATGACCGTCTTTTCACGAAAGGCTTCAACCCATACGTCTTCTGGCTGATCCCAAGGTGCAGACGTGATTTCAAAATCTTCGCCGCCATCTTCATTGATGATGACTGCGCTTCCATCCATAATCACAAGGCCAAAGGTCTTTGAAGTTTCGGGCCTTATCTCGATTATGTCATGCGCCGTTCCGCCCTCTCGAATATAGGTCATGCCGGGGCGAGAGTGCAGGCCGCGCGTAGCTGTAACCCGCATGTTTGAGGCCGCGCGGCAGGATGCCTGCCGAATATCCAGATCATCGGCCTCAAGAAAGCCATCGCGTGTCTGCCCGAGAAGGAAGTTGCGCTGCGGGATGCTGCGTTTAGCCACGGCCAAACCTCGCTTTCGCAAGACGCCCACGCTGGAACGGCTGCGTTGCAGATCGTGCCTTCGATGACAGCGTGCGCGCATTCTGGAATTTAGCTTCTGCGTTGCCATCCATCCGTTCAGCGTTGGCGTATTCTTCCTTGAAGCGCAGAAGAACCGCCTCAAGCCTCATTTGGATACCGACTGCAAAGTTAGCGGACCAGATGGAAGGATCGGCGCTCTCGATGTATTCAATGAAAACGCCCTCGGCGCTATCAACGTGAACGCGCGAACCATCCTGCACCCAATCGGGGAAGGACCGAACGCCGGTTTCATCCTCCGTCCACACTCGACGGACGTGCAGCGCCGCATGTGGAACCGCAAACGCATCATCATACCCAAAAAGACCATCCGAGCGGCTCAAGAGCTCATCTTGCTTTTTAGAGAAGTGATAGTTGGACATTTCCAACTCGGCCTCAACGATAGGGGCCCAATTGAGTGATAAAAGACGACCTTCATTGGTCCCGTCAGTATGGGCCAATAGTTCGTCGCAGCCCTGCGAAATGAGGGCCGCATTCATTATTTCAAGCATTGCAAATTCTGTTGACATGCCCGCAGATTGCAGTCGAAAACCGCAAGACCATATGCACATAGAAAAAGGGCCAGGTTTTACCCCAGCCCTTTAACAAAACGCCCCACGCGGGAGGATCTTACGCGGCAGCGTCTTTCTTGATGGACGCGCGATAGGCCTTCAACCGCGCAATGTCCTCTTTGGTCTTTGGCTGCATCCACACAAGAGAGAAGGCGCTGCAATTGATCTTTGCAGGCTTGCCAACTGGCTCAATGCCTCCAAGGCCAAATGTTCCCGGTGCGGTGGTAACGATTTCCATCGTATATTCACCACCAGCATCAGGCTTGTACTCCGTCACCACAACAGTTTCGGCTTTGACGCCGCCCTGATCTGTTTCAGGCGTAGGCTTGGTAATGGCATCTTTTTCCAGACCGGCCTTGGCGTCTTCGGCCAATTGCTCTTTGGTTTTAGCAGCCATTCTTAAACCTCCGTGGCTAGGGCGGCCGAAACCTTGCCCGCGGTGGCTGTGGTGCCCGTCACCGTGTAGCGGACGCCGAGATAGCGCAGCAAGGGCGCGTCAGGGAGCCAGCGGATCGGCAGCTTGTAGCCGGCCTTCAAGGTGGCAACGGGGATCGCGCCGCTGGTGTAAAGCACCGTTGGCGTCGAGAGGTCAGCCGCCGCAGAGGTTTCCAGCGTGACGGTCAGAGAGGTCAGCGTAGCGAAGTCCTCATTCACCATCAGCAGTAGGGGGATTTCGTTGCCCGCGCCGAGGTTCATGGCCGCCGCAGCAGCTTCGTAGGGAACAACGCCGTTCACACCGAGGTCGATCACGTTTTCGGAAATTGCGGTAGCCGTGACTGCCTGCAACTCCGAAAGGATCAGGTTCTTGTCCAAGATCATTTCAAGTCTCCAATTTCAGGGTTGCCGAGTGGGCGAGTGCCGCCCACCCAGAAGGGGTTAAACCACGCGGGCTTCGGCGTTCAGAAGCGCATTTGTTTCACGGATTGGGATACCGCGATAAGCCAGCACTTCTTTGCCTTCAACTTCCATCCACTTGAGGCGGGTAAAGTTGTCGGTGGCGCCGGTGTTGGTTGCCAAGGCGTCAAGGGCTTCCAAAGCATCGACGTTGGCATAGATCACCGTGCGTCCAGGTTCGGTATCCTTGGTCGTCTTGACGTTCTGATTGCGGACGCCTTGAAGCGCATAGTAACCCTTGCGCATGAACGAGTAGAGATCCACGTTGCCAGCGGCCAATTCAGAAACGTCGATGTTCGACACGCGCGAACAGCGGCGATAGTCGCCAAGGCCAAAGCCCATATGCGAACGGATCAACTCTTCCTTCACATAGTAAGGGTTGCCAGCATCATCCAGCACACGCTGGCGGCCCATATCCTCTTGGCTGATCCCCGCACTGGTGCCCTTTGGGTAAAGAGCGCGGAGGCCCGAGCCGCCCCACGTCACAAACCAGATCGACATATTGTCCGAGCCGGTGCCGCCCGCGTCGATGATTTGCTTGCCCGCGCCAGAAGTTGCTTTGGTGCCATAGCGAGGGGCAAGGCCTTTGGGCAGGCGAGGGTTGGTTGCGGTATTGTGGTAGAACAGGGCCGAAACCAGTTCTTGCGCCATTGCTTCAATGTCAGCTTCGCTTTCCTGCGCGCGGACAGCGGCTTCATTGGCGCCGGCCAGATCCAGCAAGCGCGTGTCCACCGAGCAAAGCTTTTCAGCAAAGCCAGTGGTTTCAGTCACTTGTTGGGTTTTCGACTTGGATTGCGCGATACCTTCGTAAAGAGCGCCCCAGCCAACAGTACCAAGACCAGTGCGAGTGGTGTAGATATGCTTGGTGCCATCGTTGCATTCCTGCATGACAAAATCGGTGAAGATGTCCTGCGCAGTTGTGTTCATCATTTCCATGATTTGAGCAGCGCCGCCGCCTGGGAGGGTGCGCTTGTAAATATCTGCCATAGACAGGAATTTTTGGGTCAGGGTGGTCATTTCGGCTCCTTACTTTGTCCGGGAGGTTGGGTATCGTGAAGAAAGACCGCCATCATTAGCGGCCTCTTCGGGTTGTGGTGTCGGCGTGGTGGAGTTGCGGGGGCCAAGAAGCTTTTCGAGAGCCATCATGGCCGGTGCGCTGCGGGTTGCCGCTTGAAGCGCTTGCGCCTCATCGGCGGTAAGACGGGTTTCCATTGCGCGAACAACCGAAGTAATTCGCTGATTTGCTTGCTCGGGCGTGCCAAGCTTTGCAAATTCTTGCTTTTGCGCTTCGATTGCTGCGGTGAGTTTTGTTGCTTCATATTTGGCGAGAAGGCCGCCAATCTTTCCGCCCATTTCAGCCGGTGCGCCAATACCCTTGAGGGTTTCGGACAGTTCACCAAGAAGCGGCTGCATGGTCGGATCTTCCAGATTGAAATCCAGCGCCATTCCTTCGGGCAGCCCGAGTGCGGAAAAATCCATATCGGCCGGCACAACATAGTCGTATTTGTCAGGCGCTACCGATGGTTCGACCAGCTTGCCGTAATGCTCCTTGAATTTCTCAAGGTCCGGCTTTCCATCCACATGAAAGCTTTCGGGGATAAAGGATAGGTCAAAGGCTTCCGCCTGTGGTGCAGCTTCACCCACCGGCGCTGCGGCCACAGGCGCGGCCTCACTTACCGGCGCCCCGCCTTGGCCCCCCTCGTTTGGCGCTTCCCACCGTAGCTTGCTTTTGTTCAACCAGTTTCTCATATTCATCGCTCAAGATCCTCCTAAGATCACTTGCGATAAATGCTTGAGAATTGCGCGCCGCCAATGCACGCGGATCAGCCAAGATTTTTGTTGGCGTTGTTATTGTTGCTTTTTCAAGCAATTCCAAAAGGATACGGCCATCGACGGAACCAAGAGCCGCACGGATGGAACGCCGAAGGTCAGATGCCTTTGTCGCGTCGATTTGCTCAAGGGCCGCGATATACGTCAACAACGGCCCCGGCTCTGAAATCAGATTTGGCAGCATTTATACCTGCCCTTCTGGTGGCTGGGCCTCTTGGGGCGGAGCTTCTTCACGAATGACGGTTAGCTGGTCGCCGGAAACCTTGACCACCTTCTTCATCGTCGATCGCATATCCACCACTTCGCCAACCTGATCTTGGAAAATAGAGAATGCCAGATCGAGATTGGACCGCGTTACCATCACCTTGTCTTGGTTTTGGGCTTTTTGAAGAGGCGAGATAGGCGTGACGCTAATCACCTGCCCATTGTGCGTAATCGCCTCTTTCAGCTTCCCGCTCTCAACAGCCAGGTATTCAAACCGCTGGATGAGCGGCATGACAAACTCGCTCCACAGTGGCGCAGACGGTTTGCCAAGGCGTTGCTGGACACGGCGGCGCTCATCAAGCCATTGGGTTGCCGTTGGCGGCGTATCGCCACTCTGCCTTGGCCCATCCTGATAGAAGGCCCGAGCGATCTTCTTTTCCAGCCTGTCTTCCGTGAACCAGCCCTGATCCACATTCACGTTGCGGCTCAAGTCGTAGATTTGCTCACGGGTAAAGCCGCGGTGCGCGGGATAGGCGCGACCGGCTTGCAGGCCTTCCGAAAGATCAAGGAAACCATCATCGGGATAGATGATCGTATTCATCAAGCTTTGGTCGAGCCCAGACAGGATAATCTCTGCCATTTCGTCCATCACGCGCAGGTCTGGCAAGGATTTCCAGCCAGGGCCGCGCCCCCAAGGCTTCCCGATTTGTGGATTGAAGCGGCCAACTATCAATGGGCAAGTGCCAGCAAGGCCTCCAAGTTCAAGTGGCTTCGATGGTGTGATGCGTCGATCATCGACAGTGATTTCACAAAGCCATTTTGGGATTGCGGCATCAGACCAATCCACCCAGAAACCCCAGACAACCTTGGCTCTTGCACCTGGCTTTTTGATCTTCTGTTGGATTTGCTCGTCGGCCAGAGAAACGTCCCAGCCGGTGAATAGTGCTGGCAAAGATGAGGCCAGGACCGAGACTTCCCTGAAACGGTCCAGATAGCCAAGATGCCCCGGCGTTGTGTAAAGCTGTTGCGGTGGAACCACCTCGCAATGAATAGGTTGCTGCATGTGCGCTTGCTGCACCCAGAGCGCAGTCGTGCCGTGGCTTGCCGCCTCAAAGGCCCATTGCGGCGCTATGTCATTGTAATTAGAAGATGAAATCATTTCAAACAGGTCATCTTCGCGGGCCTGCACTTGTTCAAGAACCGCATCCGCTTGATCTTCTGGAATTTCCATTGTGACAAGAAATTCGCCCCACTTGCTTTCGGCAGGGGTATAGTAATTCACTAGGTCGCCGGCCAGATCCGTTGCCATATCCTCGGCAATGGAAATGAAAACCTCGCTCTCGCTCTCGCTTACGTCACCGACAGCCTTGCTGAAATCCTGCTCCCGACCGGGGCAGCAAAACTTCAAGCTTTCCTTGATGAATGGCTCTGCGGCGCTGCGCCAAGCCTTTGCCGTTTTGAGGCGGGATGAAAACTCTTCTCCTGGCTGCATCAAGAGAGGCTCCCAAATCTCATGGCGAGATTGTTAAGCATATTGCTAGAACTTTTACGGGAAGATCCCTTTGCGGTTCCAGAAACTGGCGCCAAACCCTTCATTCCGTAGATTGCGCGAATGTCGCTTGTCAGGCCGGACGCCTGCTTTTCAGCGCTCTTCTGCCGGCCAACATCGGTAATCCGCCGCTCCCTAAGTCTTGCCTTCTTATCCTTAGGATCTTCCTTGTATCCGCCACCCATGATCTGACCTTTCGTGTAAAAGTTCCGCTCCGTTGGACAGCAATTTCCGCTTTAGGGTGCTTGGCATCAATGCACGGATATTCACCAATGCGCCGCAGATCGACGCGCAACTCATAAGTGTGAAGGGCGGCAGGTCAAATTCCGGCTCATCATTTTTTATTTTTACGATACTTTCGCAGATCGCGTAATAAGCCTCTAGCTGCGTCAGGACTTCATCATGCCGGTGCATAACACGAATTTTAAACCCCCTGCCTTGCGGATCTAGGAAAACCCAAGTGTCATCGGCGTTGTATCCCCAAGCCTCACAGTGGCCTAGCCAGTAACGCGCATCAATCTTGCCTTTGAAGTTGCGCAGACGTGGCCGGTGAAATCCGAAAAACCATTCAACGATCATTTTTTTCTCCGATTGCGGATGCTGTGCCGCTGTGGCTGGGATGGCGCTTTGCGTTCGCGGTGCGTTGAAGTGATGACCGCCTCACCCTCTCCGCCGCCCAGAAGACCGTTCTCGATCGCGTCAACAATATGGGAGTAGAGCCCCTTGCGCGGCTTTTCAGCGAATAGACCGGATAGGCCTCGCACTTTCAGCTTCGGGTAATGGTGGCCGCCAGCAAGGCCGGTCTTTGCGACAAGGCAGGTCGTATCGACGAGAAAGCCGTTCCGGCGCCCGAGCACGGCTTCCATCGCTGACCGACGCATCTGCGTGTTGTTGTCTGTCGTGGCCGGCATTACCCGCATCCCGTACTTCTGGAAAACGTCATAGGCTGTGGTTTCGGTGTTCTGGCCGCCATCGGCCCCGCGCGGGTCGCCAAGGAAATCAGCCTCAAAGCCGCGATACCGTTCCGCGATGTGCTTCTTGACCTTAGGCGCAAAGAGCTCCGCGCTCTCGTTCGAGCCGATTAGTTCCGATAGGACACGCCAGTTTCCATTTACGTCCTGCATGAAAGCCGCGGCCGGATCGCGCCCGAAGTCCAGACCAACGACAATCTTGAAGCCGGGAATGGGTTCTAGCTTGCTCTTGGAAACGTGTTCGTCTTCTGAAAACGTGGGGTATACCGCCTTGCCCTCGATGTGCAGGCCGACCTTGTTCAGAACGCGCCGGTCAATCCAAGCCTTCGTCTTGCCGACGATGGTTTCCATGTAGGATTTCTTCGTGTGGGTTTGGTTTTCAGCCTTCGGGTTTGGCTGATAGGAAACCTTGCCCTCATGCCGAACCTCAATAAGACCGGGGGGCTGCGTGTAAAATGTCCAGTTCGCGGGCTTCTGATAGACGCGCCGCTCGTCCTCTGTCGTTTCTGGGGGCAATGGAATGTCGCCGCGCATGTACGGTATCCAATGACCCTCGACCGGCGCGTTAAGGTCGATGAAGCCGCCGTGCCACGTTGCGCCGGGGCCGTTACGCTTTGAAGGATAGCGCGCGCACCGTGAAAGAAGTTCGTCAATCACCAGCTTGTCGCAAAACTGGCCCTCGTTCCGAAAAAATCCCGTAATCTCGTAAGACGCCAAAATCTGTTCGGCAACGTCAGGATCGGGAACGGCAAGGAATATCACCTCGCAATCAATAGTCGTCCCATCGCCCGAGGGATGATCCCGCTTCAAATGATGGAAAGAAGGCTCCGCCCTAATCATCGGACCCCACTCGCTTTCGGGAAACCATTCAAGCCAAGTCTTGATCGTCGTTTCGCGCAGTTCCTTGTAGGTGTCCCGCGTGATGATGAACCGCGTGCGCCTCACACCGTCAAAGTCAGGCTCTTGCTCAACGGCAATCGCCCAGATCTTCATACATGAACCCGTAGACGTGCCAGAAGCAATCGGACCCTGAATGATCGCCATTTCCGAACGGTCCCAGAAGTACCCATCCAGAACGGCACCATCCGCAGCGTATATGTAATTCCCGCGAGGGGTTTGAAGAAGTGCCATTAGCGATCCGCCAAATATTGAACCGCGCCAAACGCACAAGTGCTGTGAGCAATCGCCGCCTCAACCGCAATCACCGCAGACGCCCCATAGTGCAACGCGCCGTAGGCAACCTCCGCGCCACCACCAATCGCGCAGTAAGGGCAACCCCGAAGATCCTCCTCGCCCTGCGCAGTCAAAAGAAACAAACCCGCATCAGGCCGCCAAACCAAAATAATAAAATCACTCCCGTCATCCCGAACCTGCGGAACAACCATTTCGCCAACACACTCCCCAGCCTCAACCCACCTGAAAAATTCTGATACACGGCTACCGTCACCAGCACCCCCGTAAATAACACCGGATTTCCCGCGAATAAGCTTCCTCGACCAAGGCGTGACAAGACCACCAACCCACGCTCCACTGTCCGAGGCCATAACCCCATCCCGAAATACAATCGTCGTCATAGCGATCCTCCAATCAACCAGACCGGAACATCACTCCCAAAAAAAAATCGCCATATGCACACCAAATAACCCAAAATCAGGGGGTCCATTATCAATGTGATACCTGAAATCACCAAAAACACCCCAAATCAGTGTCCCCCACCCGTGGAAGGGTAGCATTCGTAAGATCAAATTAATAATCGCCAAAATGCCAAAATCAGAAAAATTTGATAATTGAAGCCGCGCGAGGGAGAGGGACGAGTAGAGCTCTGCGCGCGCCGGGTTTTGCCCCCGCCCCCC